AAGCGGGAGCTGTTGGCCATGTTGATGAGCCCCTGACTCAGGGTAGCTGATGTGAACACGTCAGTCACCGCTGCTGCTGCCCCGTTTGCCTGCTTGTCAAGGACAAGGTACAAATAGTTGACGCAAGCTCCGTTAGCTCCGGCTGCTGGGACGAGTTCCACGACTCCGCGGATCTGGATGGACTTGATGGTTGCCACGCGTCCGACGCGGGTGGACTCGGTGACGCCTTGCGGGATGAGTGCGAGTTGCCCTGTTGCTGGGACTTCTCCGGTGGAATCGAAGTTGAAGGAGAGCGCAGTGTCGAAGAACTTGGTCTCGTTGCTTGCACCGGGCTGGTTGTATCGTCCGTAGAATCCGGCTTGGCGGGTGTATCCGTTGGGCCGAAAGGAACGACGCACAGCGATCGGTCGAGGCACAATTGTCCTGTACCCCCTTCCCACTCGCTTGGGGATCCACTTGCGTTTGACGAAGACCTGCACGGCCCCGGACCCGGCGCTGTATTGTTTGCCAGCATCATACATACGTTTCATTTGCGGTTGCAGCAGTTGAAGAAGAGGAAGAAGCGGCGGCACAGTAGATGAATAGTTACTCTCGTTTGAATAAAAATATTATAAATAATAAGTTTTAACCGACAATAATAATACTAATCTAGTACAGCTTGTCATTGTAGCTAGGGAGTCGTGTCCCCAGACCGACGTACGACGCGGCTGAACATAAGGCAGGACGCAGAAATCGAGGCTCAGCGGAACGTGTTGCCATGGCAACGGACAAAGTGGATAGACTAGTATTACCTATCCACTTTGGGGTGTTTACTTTGGGGTTGGATTTCGAGTGGGTGCGCCCCCCCTGTTGCTAAGGAAAATTTAATTTGACCACCTTATCTTCCAACTGCGCCCTTTACGCTGCGCCTTTTGTTTTTTTGCCTAGCAACGGAAGTACCCCCCGGGGGAAGTGTTTTTGGTTTGTGAAAACAAAACCAAATCTGCTGTATGGCCAACGCTGCTCCTAAGACAAAAAATTGGGTGTTTACCCTGAACAACCCGGTGATTGACGAGTTGCCCAAGACATGGCGTGGCATTGCATATTGTGTGTGGCAGAAGGAGCGCGGCGTGAGTGGTACGCCACATCTGCAGGGGTACGTCCAGTTTACGAATGCACGTGCCATGGCGAGCCTCAAGAAGCTTTGTCCGGAAGCACATTGGGAGGCACGCATGGGTACAGCTGCGCAAGCGAAGGCGTACTGCACGAAGGAGGAGACGAGGGTCTCTGGGCCATGGACGATTGGGGAGGAGAACGAACCGGTGGGCCAGGGGAAGAGGACGGACCTGGATGCGGTGAAGGAGATGATCGACTCCGGGAGGCCGCTGACCGAGTGTTGGGAGCAGCACTTCGGCGTGATGGTGAAGCACTCGCGTGCCATGAAGGAGTATACGATCCTGCGCGGTATGAACAAGAGGAACTGGCTTACTACTACACGTGTGATCTGGGGCCCGACCGGGACGGGGAAGACGCGCAAGGTGCAGGAGCTGGCGGGACCGAAGGCGTACTGGATGAAGAAGCCTGGCGCGGGTCAGTCGGTGTTCTTCGACGGCTACGACGGTGAAGAAGATGTGGTGATCGACGAGTTCTACGGCTGGATCCCCTACGACCTCTTGCTCCGTATGTGTGACCGGTATCCGCTGCTGGTGGACACGAAAGGAGGCGCGGTGCAGTTCGCTCCCAAGCGTATCTGGATCACTAGTAATGTTGCGCCGCGGCAGTGGTATCCGAAGGCGTGGACGCCGGCGATGGACCGTAGGCTCACGGAACCCATGGGCTCTGTGGAGTTCATGGGAGATGACGATCGGTTGGAAGTAGTCGCTGAGATAGCCGCTGGCTCCAAGCGGCCATATCACGGGGAAGTAGTTGTGTGCGAAGAACACCAGCCGGGGAACCAACAAGATGATGTTGAGGTGATGACACTCAGTGAGTTGTCGGTTGAGATGGAGAACTAGGAAATAAAAAATATTAATTATAATAATTTTATGTTAGGCCCCTAGTAGGCGCGTGACGAGCGAAGCGAGGTGGGGGGCGAAGCCCCCTTAGGGTTAGGGTTAGGGTGCTAGAGTGGGTTAATAAAGTTAGGCGCGCGAAGCGCGTTAGGAGTTAGGTTAGGTCTTTAATCATCAGAGAAACGCACACGGCAGACTCCGGTGAAGGCTGCGAGGTCGTCCTGTCCGAACGCGCCGGCGACTAGGAAGATGTTGTTCGAGCGTAGCTCAGTGATCGCGCCCGTGGTGCTGGAGTACTCAACAGGGATGTTGCACTTATGATAGAACTCAACCGCACGGCGGAAGTTCGCATAAGCAGTAGTGACGCCTGCCTGGACGTTGGTCGTGAGGATCATCTTCTTCAAGATGACGAAGCGGGAGCTGTTGGCCATGTTGATGAGCCCCTGACTCAGGGTAGCTGATGTGAACACGTCAGTCACCGCTGCTGCTGCCCCGTTTGCCTGCTTGTCAAGGACAAGGTACAAATAGTTGA